TGTAACATAGAGAATATAGCATCCCAATCATGTTCAGATTTTGCTCTATTTGCTTTTCTACCTGCCTTGTAATTAGGAAATATCTCTCGTCTCCATACATTCTTACTATCACAGGCGATAACCATTTCACCATATTCTTTTCTAAATTTTTTATTGTGGGCACGAAGTGAATTTAGAACCATGTGTCTAACAAGGTCCTCATTTAATTCAACTGCATTTCTACCACTAATTTGAACCATTAGGTTCGATATCATTATTTGATTTATGTCAACTATAATCATTGTATAAACACCTTTAATATTCCTGTAAACAATAAAGTTGCTAAGGCACCATTTAATAATATCAATGCCCTATCATGCCATAGATATCCTACCCAAAACCAACCTAATGTTCCTGTAAAACTAAAATATAAATCAAATGTATGAAAACCACCAGCTGCCCTAAAACAAACTGCAAGAAGTATGAATACACTTGCAACCCATTTGACATACCATGATAAGTCGAATTTAGGGGTAATCTTTTTAAATACTCTGGTAGAATTTAGTGCTTTGATTTTATCGTCTAACTTCTCTTTGTATGTCATAATAATATTATATCAGGTTATTAACCTAATGTCAAGCATTAATCCAGTTTAATATCTGGATCAAATTGTATATCTAGTTCTTGTTGTCTTTTATCTTCTTCTTGTTTATTTTCTTTTTGTTTTTTAGTCATAAGTTTACTATAATTTAAATCGGTAACTTTTCGACCGTCTTTGAGTGTATGAATTTTGGCAATAGAATCGGAAATAGTCTGCATTGGATGTTTTCTACCAAAGTCTCTTTTCAATAAAGATTTGATAGACTCAATAACTATAGCTAAATCTCTTAAAAATATATCAGTTTTTGTATCAACTACATTTTCTTGAAGCACATGAATAATATCTAAAATCAAACTCTCAGTTATTTGCTCAACAAACTTATCTTCTTTTATTTGTCTTGCTTCTTCCTCTGATAGTTCAGGTCTTATAGGGTCATTATTATAAACAACTCTGTGTGCTGGAAATTTAATTAATTTACCCATTTATTGGCTCTAACTCCTCTTGTAGTTTTTCTGATTCAGTTTTTTCTAGTCGTTCTTGTTTTGCTCTTCTTGATTCTTTGAGACCGATGTTAAGTAGTTCTTCCTCTTTGGCTTGTTCCTCGTGAAAGTACTTTATCTTTTTTTCTTTTGTAGTTCTCTTTTTATCCATGAGACTGCTTGATATGATGTAGGTTTTCTAGTGACCATTCTTCGTATTGCTTTATGTACAGTAGGATTTACATCTTCAGCAACTTTATTATTATCAACGATAATAAAATTATTTGAGCCAAATATTCTTTGTAATTTACCTATATTCTGTTGTACTTGTTTGTGATTTGATATAACAATAGCGTCTGGTACTTTCCTTGCTCTCATTTGATTTCTTTTAAGAGCAACTTCTAAACTTGTATTTACAAAGACCATATGAACATCATAGCCGATATGTTTCATTGTGTTTGCTTCTTGTTCAATTCTAGAAACATCCCTTGCTGTGCTGTCTAATATGAGACCTAAACGACCTTCTAATGCAAGTTTCAACTGTGTGCCTGTTCTTGCTTTTGCCTTTGCTCTTATCTCATCACGCCTTGCAATCTCTTTGGCATCCTGTGTTGCCATATTTAGAGACATCTTTTCTTTTTCTAAAGCTTTAGAAAATGCGTTATCACTATTGATAACCTTTAATCCCATACCTGATAATGTTCTCTCAGATACCCATGATTTACCTGAACCAGGACCACCTGCTAGAAAGAATGCTTTGAATATATTTGGATCATACACACCTTCGGTAATGTACTTTTGAAAATCAATCATACTACTATTTATGTATTTGTGCTAAATTTTTTCACCTTTAAAATTTATCTTACCCTCATTAATAAAATGTTCTTTTAACTCATTATAACCACCTATATGTGTACCGTTCATAACGATTTGTGGTATAGTTCTAACTTGTTTTCCTAACACTTTATATAATTCATCAATAGATAAATCTTTGGTTACAATTTTTTCCTCATACTCTAGGCCAAGATTCTTTAGTAAGTACTTGGCCTTTTCACAATAAGTACAGCTTGGTTTACTGTAAACTGTAATCATTTATAGAACCTCCTCGATGGCATTTTCTGCCAGTTCATCTATGTCAACATCATTATTTGCATTTTCAGCAATATATTCTGCTAATCTGTTAGCGTCACCAACACCCATTTTTAAACCAATATAAACTCTATATTGACCAACTGGTGTTTCATATACTGCTTTCTCCCATGTTTCATAACCTTGAACCATAGTCTTTGCAATAACATTGACAATTGTGCTTTCAATTTTTGAAGCAACTTCTTTGTTAGTATTTGAACCAATCTCTGTGATATATAGTTCACTTCTTTGATTCATTTCACCTTGCAATTGGTCAGCAAGAGCTGCCTTCGCAATTAGTGTTGCCTTTTCAATTGCTAACTGTAAATCAGGACTTGTTCCTTGACCTACAGCATAGATAAATTTGTCTGCATCCCTATTTAGTATGAGACCATCATCTATTTGGGCGTCAATATACCATTGTGGTACTTCGTTTAATAGACGACCATCTTTCATGTTTGCTTCTTCTTTAACTTTGTATGTCTGACTACAATTTGCCAGAGTTAAAGCCATTAAAGAAATTAATATAACTTTCATCATGTATTTACTCCTTCACTTCCGTTATAACATTGTGACCTATTTCTAAGATTTTTGTTAAATTAATAATCTCAGTAAAATCATTCCAATGAATTGTTAAAACAACTATACAAGTTATTATAACTAATAATTTATACATTATTTGTTCACTTCCCAAACACCGTTTTCATTTAAACAAATCATCCCTGGTGTTTTAAAAGGATGGTCTGGTCTTGCATACTGCCTACAATAAGCAGGAGTAGTTAAGTCTGCATAATAAAATTGGGCAAATAGTTCCCAATAGTTAGGTCCGTCATATCCGTCTTGACATTCCATTACTTCTTCTTTTGTTGTCTCTGTTATTAAACATTGACTATCTAAACATTTTTCTTTAATTATAACTTTTATCATACAAGGATTTTCATTTAACCATTTTGATTTCTCACCTGCAAGAGCATAATTACATATTAATAAAAATGTGATTAACATTAACATAGAATATATCATTGGTTTCCAAGGGTCTCTCATTATGTATTTGTACTTTCTATTATCTTCCAACGACCGTCTGGTAGTTGACAAGCTGTTCCTATTTCACTTTCTCTTGATATACCACTCATAGGCCAAGAGTGTTCAATACTAATAACTGATTCATAGTCTCTACATCTAAATTTATTATTTACATAAGTTCTATTGATTGTAACAGAACCCCAATTACCATTAGCAGAATTACCCCAATTTGTATGGGATCTTTTACCTGGTGCTGTGTTTAGTGTATCTACAAAAATTGCTGTGTGTGTATTCATATCATTTTGATAAAACATTGTTGAACCCCACATAGCACCTATAACTGTACAGGCCGCTGTTAGCTGAACATTTGTTTGTAATAAATGATAACAAGTCGTATATCCTGTAACTGCACCCACACCTGTTCCCATATGTGTTGCAACTTGTTTTTGACTACAACCTGTTAATAATATTAATAATACTAATACTCTAATCATCTACCTATATCCTTAATACCACTTTTAGGTATAACTTGATATGCACCTTTATTGTAAGCAGGCGCAACTGTAAACTTTCTAGATTCTTCTAGTCGCCAGTTATTATGTGGTTTAGTACCACCTGTTTTTGTGGGAACTCTATCAGTAGAAATAGAATGCCTTACTGTCTGAGTAACAAGAGGCTTGCCTACTTCCCACCAGTTAGGAATAACTCTGAAATTTCTTTTACTAATTTTTCTGTCTGGATCAACACCTAGACTAATTAAATATTTTCTGTGATTTTTTCTTGCCTCTAATAATTCAGGTGTTAGAGGTAACTTGTTTCGCTTTTTCTTCTTAAATGATGTATAATATAAACCCATAATATCTCTTATTATATACTAAAATGATGAATTAGTCAAGCTGTTTGTAAACTTTGGCATAAAATCGTGTTTAAAAAACTGTCTGCCATTCCACTTTTGACCGTAATCTGTATATAAACTGTCATCATCTGGATAACCAGTTTTACCATATACATCACCATAAGTGGCATAGTACTCTGAACCGACAATCATATCGACACCAGAGTCACCAGTAAAATTACTAGCAGTTTCTTTGAAGTTTTTATCACAAAATGCTTTGACTTTTTGTTTTAATTCTTTAGAATTTAATCTCTTTAATTGAGATAATGGCACATTTCTAAAAATGGTATTGTGAGATTTGAAATAAGGGTCATATCTTTCTTCGGAATCTTCATACTCTCTCCAGTATGTTAAATGTATTGTGCCTTCTTTACTCATTACAGTCCTTGTTTTTATATTCGTCTGATTGTAGAGCACATTTATATGTCTTATCAGTTTTAGCTCTTAACTCTGCCGATATACTATCTAATATAGATGGTAAATGTTTCTCAAAAGCAGATATCATTTCTAGAGAAAACATATGAGCAATTCTCTGCAACTCTGCCTCGAAAACAGAGCTATCAACTGAATTACCTTGTATCTCTGTTTGAATGACATGACCTATAACTGCCTTGTTATAGTCGTTTGCATTTGCAGCTGATGAGAACCACAAGAATAATCCCCATATCCAAATACTAATTACAATTAAAAATGTTTTCACTAATAACCTCCGTTCAATTCGAATGAAGCCCAACCACATTCTCTAAAGTTAGACAAGTAAACTTTTTGAATTGTTGCGTTTGGTTTGATTTTCTCAAACTTTGATACAACACTTCTTAAATTAAAAGCAGGCATTTCTTTTTCATGTATTTTGCCCCAAGCAGATTTGTAAATTACAAGATAATTATTTTTTTGCATAATATAGTTCCTTTTCAATTTCTTTATCAATTAAATTTTCAGATATAACTTCAAATAAAGTTTTACCTTTTGAGAAAAGTTTAGTTTTTGCAATAGCAATTCTTTTCTCTAATGTAACAAGACTTATTTCTTGTTCTTTCATAGTGTTTTTTTTCATAATATACATATACTATATCAGAGTTTAGGACATAATGCAAGCATTATTCCAATAAAAATGGACTAAAAAAAGGTAGTAAAATCAAGAGTTTAGAGAGTTATTTAGAATAATTCTAATGTGTTTCAGTATGTGAAACGATATAGAGACACCTAGGGCGTTAAAAATGAGTGAGTTTGTTCTACTTTTGTTCTTCTTTATGCCAACGACTCAATTTACCTCTAAAGTAGTGTTTTGAGGGTTCATATCTATTAGATACATTATCATACCACCACCTTGAGAAAGAGTTGAGCATAGTTTTAAACTGTGCCATCTTCTTCGCCCTAGTGTTGAAGTTTGAGATATCAAATCAAATTTCGGATTTAAGTATTGCTGTTTCAGCCTTACTCATTCCTATTTAGACAAATTAATTTTTTGATATTTTTTTGAGCGACTCTTTGAGAATATCAGAGCCACCGATACGAACATTGATAATACCATTGTAGTAATCATCATTCTCTAAAACTTTTCTTTCAAATTGTTCTCTTGCTTCTAGATAACTTGCAACACCTCTACTAGGGCAGTAGTGTAATATTTCTCGGGTAAATCTGTGTTCACCCCATTTAAGAATATCATCATTTAGGTGGGAAGACGAACCCCAATAAGTTTTCCAATCACTTTCTTTAGTGCCTCGTCTTTTATTCTTTCGACCTTTAAGTGGTTTCTTAGTAGTCTTAAATTTCGATAACTTCTTACCGATATACATTTTGTGATTTTTTAGATTTGTTATTAAGTAAACAAAAGCTTCACAATCTTCTGGTAGTTCTTCAACTACTTTACCTTGATATGTCCAGTTAGTCCCAGTTTTCATCAATGTCCGTTATCGTTTCTTCAACTTCTTCGTGTTCTTCACCACAAAATGGACAAAATTGTTCTATATAATCTTCAGGTAAATCATGTTTTACTATGTAAGTTGCCGAACAGTTATCACATACTGTTTTTAAGTTAGGGTTTTTCGTCATAGTTTAAATCCTTTAAATGTCTCTTTTTCCACATCTTGTTTAATACCACCGACAATGTAACTTTCTATTTCTGTCTCTTGTGGTGCATTTTGTAATCCACGACTATTCAACCAATGAGTAGTCCAAGGTAGTGGGTTGTTATTCGTAGGTTGGTCATACGGTCCTTTTAGACCAATGCCTTTCATTCTTTTGTTTGCCATAAATTCTACATACTGATTTAATAGTGTATCGTTTAAACCAATCATAGAGCCGTGATTAAACAAATACTTTGCCCATTCTTTTTCTTGTTGAACAGCAGTATCGTACATATCATATACTCTTTGCTCTTCTTCTTTCATAATCTGTAGCATTTCTTTGTCGTTCTCTTTGTTACGGTAGTTATTTATGATGTTTTGTGAGACGGCTAAATGTAAGTTCTCGTCTCTTGCGATTAGGGATATAATTTTAGCAGAACCTTCCATCAACTTTAACTCACCAAATGCAAACGAACAAGCAAATGAAACATAGAATCTAATACCTTCAAGTATGTTTACATTAATAAGTGTTAGATATAATAATCTCTTTAGTTCTTTTTGATTACCTTTACCATTTAAATGATATTGATGAGCATATTCTATAAACTTATCATATGATTCTGTTACAGTTTTAGCTCTTGCCATAATCTCTGGTGTGTCAATGATTGTATCTAGAACAGCAGTAGGATCAGGATAAACATTCTTCATTATGTAAGTATAAGAGCGACTATGTATTGTTTCGCTAAAGTCCCATGCAACTAACATAGATTCTAATTCAGGTAAACTACAAAATGGTAGAAATGCAAGACATGGTCCACGGCCTTGTACACTATCTAATAATGTTTGATATTTTAGATTAGATGTAAAGATATGTTTCTGTTCATCTGATAATTGTAAATAATCGTTTCTATCTTTTTGTAAAGATACTTCTTCTGGTCGCCAAAAGAAACCTAATTGTTGTTGATTTAACTTTTCAAAAATAGGATATCTTTGTTGGTCATATCTTTGTGTATTTGGTTCTGCCCCAAAAAACATAGGTTGTTTTAGCCAATCTACTTTGTCTGTATTAAATGTTTTCATTATATTGCACACGCCTCACAGTATTCTTGATAATCTTCATCTGATTTAAATTCTTCTCTAGGTTTCATATCTTCTTTTACACCATCATGCCACCCAAGTGAATGAGTAGGTTCATCTATGTCAGCCTTTGCGTCATATGTGTTTTGATAGTATGAAGTTTTCCAACCTAATTTATATGTAGTCAATAAATCATTTGCCATTACCGAAGTCGGCACCTCGCCGTCGGTATAATTTTCTGGATTGTAACTCCAGTTTCCACTTATTGCCTGGTCAAAATATTTCTGCATAACAGAAATACTATTAATGTAACCTTCGTTACTTTTCATGTCCCACAATAATGTGTAGAAATTCTTTAGTCTGTTGTAGTCAGGAACTATTTGTTTGAGTGTTCCTTTTTTACTTTTTTTAATCGAAAGAAAATCACGAGGCGGTTCAACACCGTTCGTAGCATTTGATACGACCGATGAACTCTCTGACGGCATTTGAGCTGAGAGCGTACTGTGTCGTAACCCATGTTGTTTAATTTCCTTGCGAAGATTAGTCCAATCATAACTTAACTTTCTTTTGACTAAATCGTCAACATCTTTTTTGTATGAATCTATTGGCAGAATACCATCGCTGTATTTAGTTTTATCAAAATATTCACAAGCACCTCGTTCTTTAGCCAAAGTATTACTTGCTTTCAATAGATAATATTGAAATGCCTCTGTAATTTCATCAACTAGTTTCCATGCTTGTTTATCATCATATTTAACTTTGTTCTTTGCAAGAAAATGAGCAAGACCAATGTAACCTATACCTAAACTTCTTCTTGCAAGTGTAGATTTCTTTGCAGCTTCTACTGGATATTCTTGATAGTCAATTATTTCTTCTAATGCTCTTACAGATAAATCACATAAGTCCTCTAAATCTTCTTTATCTTTTATAAGACCTAGATTGATAGCAGATAGAATACATAAAGCAATTTCACCATCAGGATCATCTATGTGTTTTATAGGTGTCGTTGGTAGTGTAATCTCTTGACATAGATTAGACATATAAACTTTATCTTTAAATGATGAATGAGTATTACAATGGTCAATATTCATAATGTAAATACGACCTGTCTCTGCTCTTTCTTTTAATAAGTCCATAAACAAAGTTTGAGCTCTAACTTTATGTTTACTGATAGATGTTTTTCTTTCATACTTCTCATACATTTCATCAAACCCAGGCATACCAAATGCTTCATATAAATCAGGACATTCATGTGGAGAAAATAAAGTTATATCTTCATCTTTAATAAAT